ATATATTGTTGCATCGCCGCAGTTTCGTTGACTGTATCAAAGTAACTCCATGCGGTATCGTCATCTGATGTGTGACGAATAGCTGTAATAAGACGTCCATCGTCAGGGTGCATGACTTCTGCGAATAGGTACATTCCGAAGGCAGTTGCCTCGCCATCCGAAGGTACTGGGTAATTTGTATAAGCTTCTCTTAAAGTTATAGACATCATCTTTCATCCTCTTTCATTTTGGATACAAATTAAGTGTATTTTAATTGTTTGATGTATTCAATGATGGTTATTTTTACTGACCTTTTGCTTTTTTGATTGCTTGCTTAACTGATTCAATCATTGGGGCTTTTTGTATGCGTTCTTTGTACTTTGTGGGGATCGGTTCACCGTGACTTTCTTCTACGTCAATCAACCATTGAAGCATACGTTCCAAAGCCTCCAACATTTCAGGCGCGGCGGCGATTAAGTGGGCGTGTTCTGGTGTGCAATACCTAGCCACGGTTTTTTGTTCTGTGGGTGATACTTGCTCATAAACATCGATGGTTAGTTTATCCTCGTAGTTACGACCCGTTAGCCAACGGGTAGGCGTGTGTTTAGCTTGTGGCGTTGTGTTAGTCATCGGTTTTGTATCCTTATGGTTGAGTGACGAAGCCGACAAGCTCGCCTCGGTAATACTTTTTAAATAAGACACGCTCAACACCGTGGCGGTATTGCTCGCCTTGTATAGTGGTGCCCATAAAGCCGGTTTTTATATGGTGCTTGTTTACTGTTTTGGTGTTGCCGTAACAGTCTATGATTGTGTCGCCGTGCTGTATGGATGTAACAGGTACTAGTTCGGTTTTGTTATGCATCTTGACTCTCTCCCTCTACCCCTAAAATATCCCTTATAACTAGGTTTTTAAACAAACAAGCGCCCATATATAAACCGACGCCCGATATTCCTAGTGTTTCTAACTCTTCCCGTTGGTTTTTATTTAATGGCGTGCCTTTTATTCTAAAAAAGAATAAGTTATCCCATTCGGCTAATGGTACATTGTTCAAGTGTTTATCCTCTTCATATAGCCGCGCCCAGTTCTCTTTTGTTCGACCAAGAAAGCTATTGTTATTTTTTAAACTATAGCCGTATATATCGGCGACTTTGCTCCATTTCTCTTGATGTGTCATGTTTTATATTTGTCCTTCGGTTTCGTGTATTTTTGTTGTGTGTATTTTATTGGTACCAGTTGCTTAACTGATTACAGTAGTATTATAGTCTACTATATTCAATTTTGTCAACACTTTTATTTAATTATTTTTAAAACTCCCCCAAAGCAAGTAGACCGGCTGAAAGAACAACCGGAATAGAATAGAGAGAGAGAGAGAGAGAGAGGTAACGTTTTGGATTACAACGGCCTGATTGAGGATGTACAGCCGCAAGGTGTAGACCCAAACCACAAACCGCGTTACACAAAGAAGCACCCAAATACGAACAGCAAAGGCGGGCGTCCTACTAAGTTTACCGAGGAATTTTGTATCGAGTTGGGCAACGATTGGTTAAAATGGTTACAAGATGATGAATCTCGTATTTATGCGGGTGAATTTTTAGCATATAAGGGTATTCATCAGCAAAGAATCTCAGAATTAACCCGTAAGTATCCTACGTTTGCGGAGATTTACAAAAAAGCGAACAATATTCAACAAACAAGGTTAGTTAAAGCGGGGCTGAAGGGTGGTAATAACCAAGCCGCGGTCATCTTCCTCCTCAAAAACCTTGCTGGCATGGCCGATAAAGTTGAAACCAAGTCTCAGAACGCCAACTACAACTACGACCCCAAATACTTAAAGACGGCAACCGTGGAAGACTTACAAGAGATTATCCGAGAGAGTTCGGACGCCGTAAACCAAGAGGCCTGATACACGGGCGTTTACATGATTAACGAGTGTCATGTTTTGACAAAAGGTGACACTAAACTATCGACATACACACAAGACCACCCTGTAAACCCTTGCCCTGCCCTTATCGCCCCCATTTTGCACGGGAGTACCCTTATGGGTAACGTATCTACATTTGGGACAGTTAAAAAGAGGTATCACGATATGGTGATAAAACTCATCTAGTTCAATCACGAAAAGGTGATACTCGAAAATATTATAGAAATTCTAAAAAGAGAGAGGCGACCCGATGGACGGGAGCACAAACATTACATTTCTAACCCCGTCAACCACGGAAGAACTAAAGCAGTACAAAGACCTCATCCGGTTCTTTTTGCGTCTTATCCCGAAGCGCTTTGCTGAGGACGTCGAGAGACGTTTCCACGAGGAGTGGGCAGGCAACCTGACAATCGTCTTTGTGGGGTCGATGCCCTACGGCATATTCTACTTAGACGTGTTTAAAAAGACCGTAGAGCTACACGGTATGACACGCCCAGACGCGTTCTGGTTCTTCATGCCCGAGAGCGCGGAACTTCCGTTCAGGAAGAGACGCCTCATCGGGAAGCGCCGGTCACTTGTGCTACTACAAAACATTATTCACCGTATATTCAACGCGGTATTTTTCGGGTTAAACAAGCAGCAAGTGATTGTGAAAGTACCGAAGGGGAGCAAAGAGGTTCTAGGCTTTGTCCGTCAATACCGTTTCAGGGGGCTAGAAAACACGGACAAGGGCAGGAAGGTATACAAGCTAACCAAAGAACGATACGTACAGGAATTTAAAGAATTTATTGAGGAGTAGGGGTGAATGGGGAGTAAGAAGAAGAAGGCGAAGGCGCACACAGCAACGTCGCCGTTCGACCAACTTCAGACGTATAACGTGAATCTCGATGGGTTCGTTAACAGTGGCGCAACAAACAACGGTAAGACAATCGACGTGACGTCTGGTCTGGATAGCCCGTTGAAAGGTTTATTCAACAATGCCGCCGAGGGCACCACGAACCAAACGGAGTTCCTTGGTTTAAACCCATACCAACAACTCGAACAGTTAGATGCCGGTAACAACCAGTTCTACAACGCCCAAAGCTACTTAAACGAAAAGGCGCTAGATGATGCGCTGGGTGCTGTAAGGGCTGATAACGCGCGTCGAGGAATTTCTGACAGCACAACAGCAGGCGCAATGCAGGGTAAGGTAATCAGTGACCACGTTCTGCGAGATTTAACGACGCGGAACGAGTCACTCGCAGCACAGAACTCTGTGTCACTACAAAACAACGCGGCACTTCAGAACACATTGAACAGTTTGTATAACTACCAGCTAGGCGGCGCAAACGCAGCACAACAAGGATTAACTCAAGGACTTCTGGACAAATCACAAACAGCACGACAAAACGCACAACTGAAAACTCAAGTCAGTATGCAAAATGCTCAGAACTCTGGAAGCAATATTTGGGGCAGTGTTGGTAAACTAGCTGGAGCGGCAGCCGGTTTAGCTTTAGCCCCTGTAACAGGTGGCGGCTCTCTTTCAATGATGGGCTTAGGAAGCGGACTAGGCGGTGCTGCCGGTAGTATCTTTGGTGGTGGCAGCTCTGGTGGATCAGGGGGAATTGGTGGCTCTTTAGGGTCTATAGCTCTCCCGAGTAGTAACTATACACCTCAACAATACAATCAACCTATTATTCCGACATTTACTCCAACCGTCGGTGGAGTTCCCATTCAAAGCACGTCAACACTTGGAGGGTATTTTAACTAATGTCTACACAAGACCCCTTACAGGCGTTTTACGCACAACAGAACGCGTTATTGAATAGTCCTCTGAACCAACAGACGCAAGCGTTAATGCAACGGTATGTGATGAGCGCCCCAGATATTCAACCAGCCCAACCACGCGCAAACAAATCAACGGCTGAAGACGTGGTCGACGGCGCAACAAACTTTTTATCTGGATTACAAGGCGGAATGAAGAGCCGTTACGCCGCTAAACAATTACAACAGCAAGCACAGGCCCAACAGGCTCAAGCACAGCAACGTGTACACGGAATTGGAAGCGCATTTGGCGTAGACGATGACACAGCACAAGGATATGCCGCGCTGCCTAGTAACCTATTGAACTCAATGTATGCTGGACACATTCAACAGCAGACGGCCGATGCTGAACTAAAAACAAAGCAGGCCGAGATTGAAGCCAAGCGGAACAACCTTGGCTTGTTAATGGGAGGAACTCCTCAAGAAAAAGCACAAGCAGCGGTTAGCTTAGGAACAGGTGATGAGAAATTTATACGAAACCTGTTAAATGAAAACTTTACTCAAGGGGGAGTACTGGATGTTGAAGGTAAACGGTTAAGTAACCAAGGCACCCAGCTAACCAATGCCGGACAAGTACAAGACCTTCGGATGAAAAAAGATGAAGCTGATTTATCGGGCTTAGGAGTTAATAACGTTGCACAAGGCCTTTCAGGACAAATCAACCCATTAATGTTTGCAACACGTCAGGGCATGATTAATCAGAGTCCACAACAGATTGCAGGCTTGGCCAATAAGAAAGTTCTAAAGAGTATTGGGAACTTGGGGGTACAACACCAGACTCCACAAGATGCAGGGTTTGAAATTCCCGAAGCAACACAAATGCTTTTGGATCAAGGCCTACAAAACGCGGGGCAAACAGTTAATAACGCGACACAAACGGTTGGCAATCTATTCAGTGACGACGAAACAACACGCAACCAAGCGGCAGCTAGCGCACAACAAGGTGTTCTAAACGCTTTACTAAATGCTGGAAAAATGGGTGCACAGACGTTTAACCAAGGGCTTTTTGGAAATGAGGCACAAGCAATTGGCCGTGCCATCAAAGCACTTATAACACCCCAAGGGGCCGCAACGAGCACAGAAAAAAAGTCCCCTGATTTAAGTTTTGTTCCACAAGCATATCGGGGACAGGTGGAAGGAGCGGCCAGTAAGTATGGTATCGACGCAATGAGGTTGGCCAGACAGCTTCGCCAAGAGTCAGGGTTTAATCCACGTGCGGTGAGTAAGGCCGGTGCACAAGGCATTGCTCAAATCATGCCAGCTACTGCTAAGGCTTGGGGGGTTGATCCATATAATACGGGCCAAGCAATCGACGCAATGGCACAACACATGGCACAGGATTACGAAACATACAAACGTCAAGGCGTGGGTGATGACGAGGCGTATATGATGGCGTTGGCTAAGTATAATGGCGGCCCAGAAGCACCAGCGTTCTTAAGACGTAAACAATGGAAAGTCAATCCGAACAAACCGCCGCACGCTTGGGAACAAGAAACAGCGAAGTATGTAAATAGTATTATGGGGCAGATGTAAGAAATGGGCTTATCACCAGAACAAGCATTGGCAATTCAGCAGTATTTAAATACGCCTGCGCCTATGCCAACGAGCGGTTTAGGTGGACAGCTATTACAGGGTGCCCTTCAAGGGTTAACAGGGGGAATATATGACCCAGCAACGAGTAATAAAGGTCAACTCGGTACTGCGGCCGGTAACGTTATTGGCAACATTTTGGGCATTGGTGGTGCTACCGCCGTTGGTGGCCTCGCTGGTGGGGCTGGTGTCGGTTCTCTGTTTGGAGCTGGGCAAGAATTACGGGCTCAGAGTGACGAAATTGAATCCGGTATCCGCCAAGATCCCAGTCTCGCACGTGCAGGACTTGCAGCATTAGGTGGAGGTGTTGGTGCAGCATTACCGGCAGCCCCAAGTGGATTAACTGCGTTACAACGGGCAGCTATTGGAGCACTAGGTGGGGGTGCGGCTATTGGTGGTGAAACCGCCATTGGTAACGCGTTAGACCCTGTACAACGTGATGTAGCCTTGCCGACACTATTCGGTACACTTGTCGGCGCTGGTGCAGGGGCTATGGGCGGTGCAGGTGCACGAGGTGTGGATGAAGCACTGACGAATAATGCAACGATTAAAGCGTTAACCGGACAAGACATCCCGTTGCTACCGGAGCATGCAGTTCATGCACCCACGCCACATACAGAAGTGGAAATCGTCGGCTCACGTCCTTTAAATGAACCACAGGAACAGCCGATACAAAACACTCCATACGCGTTGCCTTCTAAATCCTCATACCGCCCCGACGTTTTACCCTCACAAGGACTAGGCGAAGACCTTAGATATGACTACCGATTCGGTGTGGATCAAGCAAGCGCGGCAAGACCTAGTGTTGTTGACAGGCTATTGGGAATCGACGCTGGGGTAAACGAGCAAGCAGTTCGCGGCCAGATGAACGAAATGACACCGGTTCAAACGTTGGAGGATGCAGCAACACTGCCCCAACAGGCCACAGAACAAGTCGTACAAAGCAAACTACAACCCGAAACATACATGACAAAAGCTGCGGCAAATAAAGCACTAAAAGCCGCAAATGATGCAAGGAAAAAGACAGACCCAAAAGCCACACCCTTAAAGGTTGTTTCTGATGAAGGGCGTTATCGCGTTGTAGAAGCCGGTCAACAAATTGAAGTGATGGAACCGGTTTTCAAAAAGAACCAAGAGATTGAAATCAACGGTGAGAAACTGAAAGTCAAAAAAGAACCTTTCGGTATGGTTGAGGTCGAAGACGCTAAAGGTCAACGACGGATCATTAGTCGGGAAGAAGCACAAGGAAAGCCTCTTGTAGAGGAGGCGGTAAGCGGAGCGACCGCCCCTCTGACAGACGACAATGTGCCACTACCAGAACTCCCTTATCAATTATTAGGAAAGAAGCCGAAGAAGAGTGAAACAAGGCCATACAAGTCTCTAGGTAAAGGCATATACGCTATAGCCGATTCAGACGACTTATTAACCAACTTACCCGAAACAACCGTATTAAAAGCAGGCAGACAGCCTGAAATAACGTTCAACAATCAAAAAGCTAAAGTGACCCATGAACACGGTGACTATCTGAAACTAAAATATGAGGACGGAAACATTGATTTCGTGCACGTTAGGCAGTTGGACAACCCTGATGCTTATATTAATCGTCCGCGAGGCAAAAAAGGTGGGCACTTATCTGAAGGTGACAATGGTTATTTGTCTTCAAAAGCTGACTTGGCTAATACAAAAGGACTGGATGAGGTTTTCCCTGAAGGACGTACAGTAGATAAAGCCGAGTTTGACAGTTTGTATGAGGGAATCGTAGATGACGGGGGCACCCCAATGTCTCAGCGATTCGCCAACAAAACAAACGTTAATCCTCGCAAGTATGCTGAAACCTATTTAGATGTTGTTGATAAAAACCGTGCACTACCTGAAGATTCAGATTTTGTCTACGGTATTGAACAGTCCTATTTTGACGCAGGAAACCGCCGGACAGTCAGTGAGTCCTTAAAGCGAACCGGCACCATGGATCGTGTTCAATTTGTACCTGATTCAATTCACTTTTCAACAACCGATGATTTTGGTTTGACTTGGGGGCCGAAACGCCCATTAGTTAAGGGGATAGACTCAAAAGGGTTCCCCACAAACTATGTGATAAACGAGCTAACACCTCCACGTGATAGTAACGGAAACTTCATCAGACAACCAGCAGGCTTTGTAGAAGAGCCCAAAGTTGTTAAGATAAAAAAGTCAGATATCGGTTATGGTGAGAATCGTCAGGATGTTTTTAAGCAGATTGACATAGGGCCCGCGGAAGTAGACAAACTTATTAAAGACGTCGAGACGTTGGCGCCAAAAAACAAAGCAGTTCAACAATTAAAAGGAATGCTGGCAGACGAATCAACGAAAACGGACAAACAGGTAAAGAAAATAAAAGAGCTTGTCGGCAAACTTAAGATAAAACAGAAAGAATTGATGAAGAATAAGGCAGGATGTTAACAGATGGCCAACAGCGCAGAAACTAATTGTATTTTATCATTCTTGTTATCTGAATCTAAAAAATGGAGCCATGTAGACGACGGTGCTGTAGATAGGGAAATAAAAAACCCAAAATTTAAAGCAAAATACGCCAGTAGGGCTAACGTCATTGACGGGATTGTTGCTAAGACAAAGTATTGGGGGGATTCAATACACGAACAACTCTTAGAGGATTGGGAGGACATAACTGGAATAAGTCCGAACAATATTGGCTCAAAAATCCGAAGTCCAAACGCAATGTTAGGTGATGATGTTGTAAACATGATTCGCCCCGTTTATACCGAATTTATAAAAAAATACGGTATGCAAAACGAGAAAGCGTGGCGACAAACCGCGGGGAAAACAATTGAGAAGCTAGAGGACCAGATTATAAGTATGGTTCCAGACCATATGAAAGATTATGCGTATTCTTGGCTAAACACCCAAATCGAGCACGGTGATCTGTTCCCACCCCCAAACGTGGGGGGTCTTCAGGTTCGTGCCAAAAACGCAATTGGTAACGTGGTGAACTGGAACCCTGCTATTGCCATTGCAAACGTTTTTGAATTTCTACCAAAAGCCTATGTCTTCTCTGCTCAGAATGGCGACATGTCTGGCTTATCTATTATGAAGGCAATGCGCCGATACTTCAAAGATACAGGACTAAATTTCGCCAAACGTGTAGACGCTTTAGAAGAGCTGGGTGTATACGGACAAGCAGGCGGAGGGACGATTCTTGATTTAACGGAAAACCCTCTTCGGGGCTTGTCTTATTATCTAGCTGAAGAGTTAGGACTAGATGGTTTCGATGCCCTAGAAGAGATTGCATTTGTTCCACGATACGGAAATAAACCGTTAATCTTTAACCAAGCCGCAGCGTTAGACAGTGTTGCTTTGATGCGTTTCTCTATGTCCGCGTGGAAGATGTATTCTGCGTTATTGAACGGCGCCCGAAAAGGAAACACCGGCGCGATTGCTGGCTTGTTGGGCTTTTCAGCCCTAACAGCCATACAATCCGGCGGTTCAGCCGCAATCCCTGTGCCACTAGCCTTACTGCTTGATAAATTAGACCCATCTATTATTGAAGAGTTGGACGAATGGACAGAGGAGTCGCTAGGGTTCAACCTTGCAGGTAAAATGGGCTTGGACATGAAAGAAATGTCCAGACCTTTACCGAGTGTTGCGCTGGGTCTTGGTTATAGCATTGCCACCCAAGATGTTGCTGGTGGTGCAGTAAGAATGGCTACAGGTGCTGCGGATGTTGCCCACGGCGATGTAGGTCTAGGCTTTACAAACATGCTAGAAGGTCTTTTAGGCGTTGCATTGATTAGTAAGTACCCATTCGCCAATGTGTCTACTAAACGCCTTATACAAACGATGAGAACCCAGTTAGAAGAAGATGGTGAGCTTGACCCCGAAGGCTACTTCAATGACTGGATGGTGAACGCAAAGCTTCGCCAAGAATAAGAGAGAAACAATTAAATAGGTGACTTATGGATCTGCGCGAACGCGCGGCTCTGATACTTGCGGCAAGAGATAAGCCAAAGGTACAGGCGGCGCATATCGAGCTATGCCGACGTGACCCCATTTACTGGTTCAATACGTTTTGTTGGACGTTTGACCCACGTGTGGAACGAGGTTTAGCTTATCTACCCTTTAATTTATACCCGTTCCAAGAAGAGTTTGTCCGAGAGCTTATCCGGTGTATTGAGACAGGTGAGGACGTTTGTATTGAGAAAAGCCGTGATATGGGTATGTCGTGGTTGATCATTCTAGCAATGCAGTGGTGCTGGTTGTACAAGGCAGGTTGGGACTTCTTAGTAGGCTCCATCAAAGAGAAAGATGTTTGTACGGCTACAGATGATCCCTCCACTCTATTTGGAAAACTTCGGTTTAATTACCAACGCCTCCCCATCTGGATGAAACCTAAAAAAGGCATCCAAGATAAAAAGTTACTGATGCAGAATCTAGACAACAATAATGTTTTATCCGGTGAAGCATCGACCACAACTTTTGGAAGGGGCCCACGTAAAAGGGCGATTCTATTAGACGAGTTCTCCTACTGGGACAATCAAGAAGATATTTATGGTGGTCTGGCAAACACCACACGTTGTCGAATTGTTAACGGTACACCGTATGGCGAAGACTCAGAGTATTATAGAATTTTACACAACCCCCACAATGAACTTTACGAGTTCTCTATGGATATTGAGATGAAGAGAGACAGGGGGGTTATTAGTGCGTAAGTTTACGATTGGCTGGTGGCTACACCCCAACAAAAATAAGGAATGGTATGAACGTGAGAAACGAAGAACCTCTCCAGATATTTTTGCAAGAGATGTTGATATTAATTACGCATTGTCTGTTAGTGATAGGGTTTTCAGCAATTTTGATAGGAATGTCCATGTAAGTCATGAACGTTTAAAATATGACCCCCACCGTTTTTTATACCGTATTTGGGATTTTGGGAAAACCAACAGTGTTTTATGGGTACAGAAAGACGATCTTGGACGTACTCGTGTACTTTTAGAACGGGTGTTAGGAAAGTATAAAGGACAGGGCGAAGATTCTACAATCCTAGACCAAGTTTACATTGCCCAAAGCGACACAGACAAATGGTTTCCTAACGCAAATATTTTTGATATTTGTGACCCACAAGGGGACGTTGCTGACGGAAAGCCTAATACTTATCTGGATACACTTCGAGATAATGATATTAATCCATATTATGACGTTATCAAGAGTATAGCCCGTCAAAAAATAACACGTTCTGGAACTGAAGTTATTAAACGTGAGCTTCAGATTACAGTGATGAAACAACCCGCATTATTAATTCAAGCCCCTATGGGTGATTTTAATGGGTGCCCCTTACTCATTGAGGCCATGCAAGGCGGCCTGATTTATAAAAAAGACACGAAGGGCAACCCAACTGACATTATTAAAGAAAAGCACCCTTACATGGATGTTGTGGATTGTTTAATTTACTACTACTTACAGACAAGCGGGTTCAGTGGGGAAGACGACGAGGACGTCACGATTGAGTACACGGGTACGGGAATCAACGATTACCTTGGGTATTAACTAAAAGAAGAGAGACGATTGCGATGATGGAAGCAAACACGCTCGATAAGCGTGGAAATATTGTTGCGGATTTAACAGATACACAGGCAGATGAGTGTATCGGGTTAATGACGGATCTATGGCGCACATCCACTGAGGATATCCGAGAGTTACTAGAAGACAGTAACACCGCATGGGATTATTACCTAAACAATCGTCCCAACGCACAAACGTTTGGAACAACAGCTACAAAGAGGGATAAAAGTGATGTTGAATCACGCAGACGTGGTTTACGTTTAGGGTTAATTCCTAAGCATACAGACTCTATTATCAGTATGCAGCATAACAACACGTTCCCAATTGATGACCGGTTCTTCCGTGGAACACCTATTAATAAATACGCCAAAGAAACACAAGAGTTAGTTGAACAGTATTTGGCCTTAAAAATGGCCGAGGCGAACATTACGGAGAAGTTCCGACAATTACGCCATAACTCCTTTCTGGACGGAACAGCTTGTGCGGCGTGCCACTGGAAAACAAACAAACTAAAGAAACAGGTACACGAGCCTAGAAAAATTACGATTAAGAGTCCGTTTGGTTTTGATGTATCGGTTCCTATTCCTCACTCGTATAAATCATCCACAAAGACCGTTACGGTTTGGGAAGGCACAGACGTCACTCCATTAAATTTCAATGATTGGCGTGTAGACCCGAATGCGAAGTCTATGGACGATACGTGGTTTATGACACGCTGGTATGAAGAGGGGCACGCGTTAGAGAAACGTTATCCCGATCTAGGTAAGGTAAGCTCGTACCACAGTACATTTGATGTGGACGATGAGGGGACACGTAGAGAAGACTCAGGACTGCCCAAACGTCAGACCAGCATGTCAAAGGATGCAGAACAGGAAGGAAAGCATAAAGCACTTGTTGTCGCATGTTATAACGACTTCATTCTGGATGGTGAATATTACGAGAACCACTTAGCGGTTGTTGTGAACGACCAAGACTTAGTATGGTTCGGGCCAAACCCGTATAACCACGGAAAAATACCTTACATTGTTATTCCGTACATCCCATTGTCCAATCAGATTTACGGACTGAGTGGTGTAAAGCACTCTATACCGTCGGCAGAAGTTGCAGACAAGTTGACGGACAGCATGACGTACAAGGCGGCTTACGATTCCAACCCAGCCTTTACGGTGAACATGCGAGACCGGTATTTGAAGAAGCACAACAGTATTCGCTTGAGACCTGGAATTAAGATACCGGTTGATACAGAGAACCCATTAAGACCTATTGAGATATCTATGGGCAACGTGGGCACAATGTACTCACTGTTAGAGAAAGCCGAACAGAATATCGAACAAACAATCGGTAGTTCTGATTACTTGGTTGGAAACGGCCCTGACTCTGGAAACCGGACAACAGCTTTTGAAGTTGATGCCCGTGTTCAGGGTGGAAACAGTCGTTCTCAAGTCCATATGATGCACTTTAACAACATGGCGTTAGAGGCATACATGTATATGGCTTATGAGAATGAGAAGCAGTACATGAGTCGTGAGGTAGAAGTAAACGAGCGAATTATTCGCCCTATTGACCTTAAGTTAAGCGACTTTAAGTGGGTCATCACGAGTACGGCGGCAACTATGTCTCGAAACCGTCGTTTGGCAAACACCAGAGCGTTTATTACAGAGATTCTACCGAACCTGATTAGTACGGGAGTATTGAACACCCCGTATAAAGAAGTAGTGCTCATGGAGGTGAAGCAGCTACTTAGGGACAGTGGGGAAGCGGAAGCGGACACGATTGTAGACATGTTAAGAGAGGCCGCCGGACAACAAGGCTCCATGATGATGGGCCCAATGGACGCACCACTACAAGGAAACACCGATGGATTACCGTCAGCTAATGTCGCTCCCAATGAGGGAGCAGCAACACCGGATGAAGGAAGCGTATAGGGAAGTCAGCCTATTCATCCAAGAGAACACAGACTGGAACCTTGTTATCGAGGAATTTCTATACACCTTAGATGATCCCGACCAAAGTTCCACCCAGTTAGAAGTCAACAAACGAACCTTTATGCGGGATGGAATTAATCTTCTAGACCGTGCATTGAGAGAGTATAAGGAAGACGACAACGACGATGAGTGAAGAGAGAACAATTGAAGAACGTACACAAGAGTTATTAGAAAAACATGGTCTGGTTGATGAAGCGCCAGCGGAGTCACCAGATGAAAACAACCTTGTGCCACTAGACGAACAACAGGAATCTATTGATGAATCTGAAGAGACTGAAAACAATCCTACAGACAATGAGCATGATTCAGAATATACAGAGCTTAATAGCGAGTATTCAACGGAAGAAGAAACAGAAGAAGAAACCGTGTCAGAAGATGAGCACGGAGAACAAGAACCTCAACCTACTGATCTAGCACCTATTGAAGAGCGTCTAGGGAACTTAACCAAAGACATCCCGAAGACACAAGAACAATTAAACCTTGATAACCCTGTTGACAAATACGAAGCGGCTAAGCGCTACATGCGAGACATGGAAATGTCGCTTACTCAAACTAGTCCATTAGAAGGCCTTGGTGAGTTTTATTATGAAGGCAAGTCCATCTATGAGATGACCGAATCCGAGTTCAATGACGTTATTGAGGAATTACAAAGTAACGCAAACCACTTAGAAGTTTCTCGGTATTCACAAGCACGAATTGAGGCTACAAAGAAGGCACAAGAGTGGGTAAACAAGAAGACTGAGTTTGAACGAGGTCGTGCCGGACTAGAGGCACTTCGCCACGAGTCTGAATGGTATGAGGTGGGCAAGCAATGGCGGGACGCACTACCGGAACTTACAGACGATATGGCCAAAGAATTACATGGTTATATCAACCAACAATACGTTTCTATGGGCGATGAGTTTACGAAAGTGACTTCAGACAAACAAAAGAAAATCGGAATGATTAACGAAGCATTTGTGAAACTGCGATTGATGGATCGCATTAAACCACAGGGTGATACCACCCAAGTTGCGGCACCGGATTCAAAGGCGGGAAGCAAGCAACACAAAACAAAATCCAAACCTTTGACGTTTACAAGAAAGCAAATCGAAACGATGAGTGACGCGGAGTTCAGGAAGTATGAGTCTCAAATTAATGAGGCCATGTCTAAAGGACTCGTAAGTTAATTTCAATCTAAAACAACGATTGCCAAACGGTCTAAGTAATTATCGAGAGAAAGAGAGATAGACCTAATGGCTAATGATTTAGTGAATTTTATTCCAGAGGTTTGGAGCAAAAAATTACAAAAGAACTTTGATGACAATACCGTTTTAAAACCTTTGGTCAATAAAAACTATGAAGGGGAGATTAAAGCAGCCGGTGATACCGTCCACATTCGTGGCTTCGATGATATCACCATTGGCGATTACACCAAGTATTCTGAACTGACTCCACAGGATCTAACCGACCCTATGGATGACTTGTTAATTGACCAACAGAAGTATTTTGCTTTTAACGTTGACGATATCGACAAAGCTCAAGCAGACATCAGTATTCTTGACGGTTACACCAAGCGTGCAGCGGTTGCGATGGCACAGACTGTGGATAAAGCAATTCACGCTCAATATGCAAATGTTCACGCAAACAACGTTACCGGTACTTCAGGGGCACCTATCACATTAACCAAAGACAACGTTTATGAGTATTTGGTTGATATGAAGACTCAAATGGATAAAGGCAACGCTCCACGTGGTGCCCGTCATTTGGTAGTCAACCCAGCCGTCGAGGGCTTACTGGTTAAATCAGATCAGTTTACCCACGCAACCGGCATGGGGGATGACGTTGTGAAGAACGGTTACATCGGTAAAGTTGCAGGATTTAAAGTTCACTGTAGCACCAACCTGAATACCGTAACCGGTAATACCCCTCTGTTAGCACTCACAAGCGACTTAATTACGTTTGCAATGCAGATTACTAAGACTGAGGCCGTTCGCCCGTCTAAGCAGTTTGTAACCCTCGTAAAAGGCTTGAATGTTTATGGAATGAAAGTTCCTTCCAAACACAACAAGCAAGGCGCTGTTTTGTGGGTATCTAACGCGTAATAACAATTGAATAAGGAGTAGATAGAATGTCTGCTAAAGAAGAGATGGAACGACGTGACCGGAAGCTCGAACAGTACCGAGCACAAGGCATGATTAATTCATTTTACTATTGGGAAGTAGTGCATAAGGAAAGCGGCAAGACCGAAATCGTTTCAGGCGATGTGGTCAAGCTGTTTATGAATTATGAATATATCGTTACTCCCGTTGGGGAAGCGGAAGCACTAAAAGCGTACTTTAACCCCCAACCCAAAACAGTCGAAGAGGCCCAGCCTAAAGTGGCTGAGTCCGCGACTGAAACACCTACCGGTACTTCATTTAATCTTGATGAATTTAATAAGTTGACCCAATACAGCGCGTTGGAACAACTTGAGGAGATTAATGATCCTGCCGTACTTATGTTGTTGTCTTCTGAGGGCCGTATTAAAGCGGTACGAACTGAGGCACAACGCAAACTAGACAACGCCACAGACGCGTAGTCACAAGAGGGGCTGTAGACATCACTACGGCCTCTCTTATTTTTTAAACAAGAGGGAGAAAGAATGGCACTCACTTTATTAGACGTTGTGAACTGGGTACGCGGTAAAACCGGACACTTAGGTGTCTCTTCCTTTTCACAAAGCAATGAATCTCTTGATAATGTTCGGGACGTGAATGATGCCTATGAGGAACTAATCCAAGAGCTACCAACGGATACCCCGTATCTGATGGGCTCTGGTGAGCTCAGCCTTGTGGCACTAACACGAACATACCCTCTTGAGTCTGATGCACTATTACACAATTTAATTGACTGGTCTGTAGAGAATGAAACCGAGAATGACTCCCCCGTCAACGTTGCAACCTTTGAGTTTATCAAGCGCACGTATCCTAAATATGACGAAACAACCGGTAAACCAAAATACATTTACAGGGAGCCAAATCAGACCGACACGGTGGGAGTTTACCCCGTACCGGACAGTCCTTACACCCTTAAGTATTTATACCAAAAAGACTTCACCTTATTATCTGAACCGACTGACACATTCGCCGTACCCGATCGGTGGCTTCGGTACGTCAAACTCCGTGCCAAACATATGTACGAAAAACGCCGGAATTATGGGAACCCTGAAGAGACTTATGAGGAAGTACTGGATGCGTTGGCTTTCATACAAGTTCAGTGCTTAGAGAACAATCCACAATACGTATTCCCAGAGAGATTATTGTCATGAGTGGTCGCCGTAAGACAGCACAACGGGATATCCGCCCGTTTAATTTTCTTTTGAACCAAAAAGGCATGGATGAGGATGACGGTGTTTTTACAACCGATCCCGCGAGTGCAGACTTAATTCGCAACATGCACCCCGACAAAAAGGGGGAATACACCACAGTCAATCAAGGATTCTCCAAGTTAAACACGACGGCATATTCAGCACACACCATTGATAGCTTGTATCTATTCAAGGAGGAGGACGGTACACCTCATTTCCTAACGGCTATAAACGGCTCTGTACTGGACGTAAGTCCTTCAACGGGTGTAAGCGCATCGACTGTACATTCGGCCAACACAGCAGGCAACAGGGTGCGTTGCACGACCTCATACGGTGCCGCGTATATGGTTGAGAAAACGATGGAGCCACAAAACTTTGACGGCACAACAAACAACGTGTCTTCGGGCTTCCCAGCAACCAGCGGAACAAACACTTTTTCCAAGCCGAGTTTAATCTGTAATTATACCGACCATGTTGTATACGCTAACTTCAACGGCACAGCAAAGTTCCCCAGCCACATTGTTGTGAGTGATCTCGGCCAGCCGGATTCGTTCACGTTTGGCTCCGGTGATGCTGACGCACATTCACAGTCGGTAAACGCGGGTGACGGTCAGGAAATAACCGGCCTCCACACCATGTTTATTCCAAGCCAGAACCAAGAATATTTAATTGTATTCAAGGATAAATCTATTTACGGACTGTCGGGTGATACACCTAACACGTACCGTGTGTTTCAGATTAATTCTACGTTTGGTGCTGTTGGTCAAGAAGCAATCACTCAAGTTGGAACCGATATTATCTTCATCGGCGACAAGAATATCTATAGCCTAAAGACCAGCTTGGACAGCGGTTCATTACGTCCAGAGGCCATCGGCTCGCGTCGTGTACGTGAGACCCTTCAAGAGATGAATATGACATACAAACAGAACTGTGTGTCTATTGCATTGCCTGACCGACAAGAAGTGTGGTTTGGCATACCGACGGGGTCAAGTGCTGTACCGAACAAAACACTGGTGTACAACTATCGCCACACAGACCCACGAGACGGTGTATGGATTATCCGAGATGGATTCACTATGCCCAGTGCAGCCGCTCATGAAACTGTTTTGTATACCGGTAGTGAAGACGGATATATCCGAAAGTGGTTTAGCTCCAGTGATTATGACGGCGCATCCTTTCAGTGGGAATATCGTTATCCGTTCTTTAGTTTCGGCACAGAGAATCAACACAAGCGAACATCGGATGCAAAAAGTGTTTTCCGTCTTCTGTCAGACACGGTTATTAATATCAAGACCCGATGGAGGGCAGGTGGGAACGACACATCAAACACGATAAGTCAGACACTAGAGGTAGACGATAACACGGCCATATACAACATATCCCGTTACGGCATAGGGGTGTATTCAGAGAGTTCAGATAGACTCTACCAGCTTAGGTTCCCTGTCTATGGGGACGGAATACAACTTCAACTTAGCTTCTATGGAAACACGCTAAGCGGTGCGCCGACTTTCGTAGGCACAACGGGATTTATTGAGTTTGGTGGTTTTGAGAGACGTTATAACTAAGGGGAGAGTAAATGGCACAGATTAACCGTTTAAAAGAGGCAGAAATCTCAAACGGTAATACGATTAATGCGGACGACCTTTCCGCCGAGTTCAACCAACTTGCAAGCGAAAGCAACGCACAAGACACACGCATCACTACCATTGAGAGTAACTATATACAGTCTGGAGCAACACCTAGTTTTGCCGGTGTTATTTTTCCAGATCACGGTGAACTGACTATCTCTAGCGGTTCCGTCACAGCGACGGGAATGTTCCACACAATTGATACCGAGGGAGACGCGGCAACCGACGACTTAGAAACAATTGTTGGCGGTTCAGACGGTGAATTGCTGGTGTTACTGCCTGACAACGACAGTCGAACCGTTGTCGTGAAACACAACACGGGAAACATATTTCTAGCCGACGAGGCCGACGTGACGCTGGACACGAACAAGAAGACCTTATTTTTAATATACAGCTCCGCTTTAGGTAAATGGGTTCAGGTCGCGAAGGGTGAAACACCGTCAACATTCACGGACTTAACTGACACCAACTTCACAAGTTTGGCGAGTGGCGATCGTTTAAATTATGACGGGACTGAGTGGGTTAATGAGGTGACGCGTTATGAGAGCGCGGAACAAACTATATCAAGTGGTGACGCTTTTACCGTATCCCACGGTTTGTCCCGCAAACCCGACTCCGTGTCCGTAATGCTTGTCTGTAAAGTTGATGACCAAGGGCACACGGCTGGTGAAGAGATTGAGTTTCTAAACGGTGGCCCAACGAATGAAAGTATGGGCATAACAATTAAGTCAAACTCAACGAACATTATTGCTCGATATGGAGACGCCGGTAGCCCCTTTTACGTTCAACACGGAAGCAGTGGAGCAGGGGTCGCGTTAACAAACAGTAGTTGGAGAGTTGTAGTCAAAGCGGGGTTATTTTAATGCGTTATTTCTTTGCACCGACTGGTGAAAACTTAGGGGCGTTTGACGACGGCTCTCTACATTTATTGCCGGAAGGTTCTATTGAGGTTGACCGTCCTTACCATGGTTTATCTCGGATGGTTAACGGTGTTGTCGTGGAGCACGTTGACACCGCAGAAGAACTTTTAAAAGTGTTTGAAGCTCAAGATGAGGACATACAGGCCGACTTTGCTCCATTGTTTGTTGCCGTGGATCAACACTTAAAAACTGGAAAAAAGGCGATTGCTAAAAAAATCATACAGCGGGCAAGCATTCCACAAGAGTTAGAACCCATCAGACAAGAGTTATTGAATAAATTTAATTAGCGCGGGTAGTCGAAGACGTACCGCAGCGAACACAAACAACATTGTGCAACTACACATCATTATTTAGGGGAGAGAGTATGAATTTAGTTAGTGTCACACCAGTGGTAAGTACATCGGCCTATACAGCGAATGACGCTGTAGGCGGCCAGATGACATTTGGAGGAGTGCCTGAACAAGGATGGGTAAACTCAATCAGTATTATTGATAAGGATAACCAAAAGGCACCATTAACCCTCGTCCTGTATGACAACGATTTCACAGAAGATACAGATAACGCAGCCTACTCTGTAGAAGCAGATGACATCGACAACATTATTGGGGTCATTAACATCACTGCGGACGATTACACCACCATTGGCTCTATTGCCGTTGCAACCGTCCCTAACGTCAACATCCCGTTCAATCGTGGAACCGGACGTTACTCTATTGATGGTCAGATGATGACAACAGGCACACCGACGTACACGTCAACCACGGCATTAATCGTCAAGCTCGGCGTCATGTCAGACGGAGAGTTTTAATATGGGAATACCGATTTTATTTTCGGCGTTCTCTCGTACTGTTACTGTCTCCCCCGTCACCCCCGTTGCATTAACGTTGGATGAACCGATTACAACGGCGTTATCCACCTCTGTACACGGTGCGTATCATACAGCTCGTGTTGTGGAAGGATACACCGGTAACACATGCCGCCTTCTACGCCGCTCAGACAACGCGGAAGAAGACTTCGGGGTTAACAGCTTAGGCTCACTGGATATGGACGCTGTGAACGCTTGGAGAGGGGTCGCAGACGTTGACGTCGTTAAACTATATGACCAGATTGGATCAAATGATTTAACGGCAGTAGGGCGTGCTAGATTAATTGACGGGGGAAACGTTGTTCGCTTTGGTGTCAGCCGCTCATCTAGTGACGAGACGCTTACACGGTCAACCACAGACGGCGGTGTTGGTATTGATACTGGATCGGACTTGTCGTACTTCATATCCGATTCCACCTACACACTAACGTCATCAGAAGGAATTGAACTACATTACGCCTTTTCGTTCAAACAAGACATTGACTCCAGTTATAGCAGTGAGCAATACCCGATCACGTTCGGTAAGTCGGACAACATCTACTTTAATCACGGTGTTGGCCCTGCCAACACCGTCGATTATATTCGCTGTAAAACAACAAGTGGTAACTCCGTCGAGGGACAAAGCGTTCCGTACAAAGCAAACGGCCTACATGTTCAATCGACTGTTATGGACGGTACGGACTTTACACTACACGCTCACGGACAGTTAGACACACAAGCAATCGAGTCAGGAACCGTAACAGACATTGGAAGCAATATCTTTAGCGGATCCAAGCTCGTTGTGGGTGCTAAGTTTACCGGCTCTTCTGGAGCGATTCGTTCAGACCGTCGGGCCAACATGGTGTTTGGTGGGGTTATCATTACGAAGAGTATTTCGGATAAAAACAGATGGCTCATTCGTCAGAAACTTCAAGCAATTGCGTACGAACACCGTATTGTTTCTGTAGAGACTCTCAAGGGTTACTTTGCTGGGGGTGTGTTGGCTAAGGATGTTAGCAGCCACACAATTGCACCGTTCACCGGTACAGGCACGTTTAACTTCAATAACACCACCGGATCTCCAGACTTTGTGTACGGACACACGTTAGACGGCTTTGGTCTTGAGGGCATCCGCTCGATAGCTGATAACAACGACAACGCGTTTGTGTCCGATGACGCTGTTCCTCCCGACTTGAACGGAACGGTTCTTAGCTTTCACTATTCAGAGACAAGCGGTAATAACGTCTGTAACGTCTTAAGTATTGCAAGCGATACACAGGGTGAGTTTGATGACACCTTAGACGACGTGAGCTTCTCTATTGGTTATGACCACGGAGAGCCGTCCACAATGAATATGATTGCGGACAGTCGTGATGATGACGGGCTAATCGGACGGCGCGTTAAGGCCGATGAGACAGCGTTTAACTATGACATGTCGAACCAGTCTCAGGCTAAGTACAACCGGAACACAGCACACGATGACTTTGTGTATAACGAGACTTACGATTCACACGTGTGGGACATTGACGATTGGCAAAACAACGGAGATCAGCCATACGATTTGGACGGGCCGGTTGTATCACACTTGGCAGGAAACACAAAATCCCTGTCTAAAGATGGAGCATTAAACTTACATATCGGTACGTTTGAAGCACCCAGCGGCTACAACAAAGCAGACCCGTGGAGTACACGCAAGTCATACCGTCTACAATCGGATAACTATTCGTATGTGTCCCAAGGTGCATTGCCAGCACATAGGTGGGGAGATATCGCCTACAACCCTTATGGCTCTGTTGTGGATAACGCGTCTGACGCTAAGTTCATGAGCCGTCACGGACTCCAACAAAGCTTCCGAGGAACGATTATTGCTTTTGCGTGGTCTCCCGACGTGTTTGACATGGAGAAGATAGAAGAGGTGTCTGTGAACTGGTACAAGTTATTTGAGTAAGGGGGCGTAGATGGCTATAGAGATAGGCTGGGGACACCTGACAACCATTATAGGGAGTTTGTGTGGAACGATTGTAGCGATGGCCTTATGGATTAAGGATGTGTTTAAGAAAACGGATGCTGAGAATAAAGCCGTTATTCAAGTTATGCAAAATAAACTGGATAACTGTCATGAGAAGCATATAGAGAGTGAGATTAAATACGTTGCACTTGAGGCCAAGGTGGACGCAATAAACAGCTTTGACAAACTAAAAGACAGTTTCGTTAAGGGTGTTGTGGACGGTGTAAAAGACATCTTAGTAAGGGGGGATTAAATGTTCAGGAAGCGGGATAGGGAAATACTCTTTGCACGTGTGCCCATCTCTGGTGTGGATTACTTACCGTTGGGCAACGGTGTAAAGGAGTACATACTATTAAAAGACTTTGTTATCCGATGGCGCCGAGGAAACGTGGACTTTAAGATAGTTGTTCCAAAACGTTTTAACACCGACTTTGGGACAACACCGTTTAAGATATTTAACGAAGACTACATGCTGGCCGGCTACATCATCCACGATTGGATTTATTACGAACGAACAAACGACGTGGAGAAACCGTGGTACTTCTACCGTAACCCACGTTCGGGCGAGTGGGAACCGGCTATTGCCGATTGGAACCAGTCAGACGCGGACAGCTTGATGCAGGATATTCAGACGTACCACAAAGCGCCATGGTGGAAACACTCGGTAGTCTATCGGGCTGTTCGGTTATTTGGTAAGCGCTATTGGGAGAGTTAGACATGCAGTTAACACCACACTTTAATCTTAGTGAGTTTGTTCGGGGTGACGACTTGGAGCAGATCAGTGAGGAGACGTTAGATAACGTTTATAAAATAGCCCAGTGCTTAGAAGTTATACGATGCATCATTAACAAGCCTATTCATATTACTAGCGGTTACAGAACCCCTGATTATAACTTTGAGATTGGGGGACATCCTAACAGTTACCACGTTCGAGGAATGGCAGCAGACGTTGTGGTAAACGGTATGCCTGCGAGAGAACTTCAGAAGTTGTTAAAACACTGGTCAGGTGGTCTAGGTTCCTATGAAACATTCACTCATATTGATATCGGGCCTAAACGTCGGTGGGGGAGTTAGTGACACAAGTTGTGTTTACGCACACGGCATCGTAGGTGCTACGCACTACTCGCGTGTGTTATCCGCACTGTTAACATTAGAGACAGAATAAAGGAATTCATCGAGTAGTCCCATAAAATATAAAAGAGACAGCTATTTTTCTGGTTATTATTTCTGAGCGGCCTTCGGGTCGCTCTTTTTCTTTTAGGGGACATATGAGAGAGATACCGACAACCAACTACCCACGATTAATTCAAGTGGATGATGAGGATTATGACTACTTAAGTCTATTCACGTGGAGAACATTGTTCACTAAGTATGGTCGGCCACGTTTAGTGGTGCCGACCACTACGTCCATCGGCCGTGTGCTACTACAACCCCCCACACACTTAGAGGTTGACCACATAGACCGTGACCCGTTTAACAACCAACGCCATAACTTACAAGCCATATCAAAAGAAGAGAACTTAGCACGGAGACAATTCAATGCACGATGACCGTATTTTTATCGCCATTAGCGGCAAGCAACGTCGAGGCAAAGACACCGTTTGTGACATGCTGACCAACAAACTTAACGACTATCAACGTGTGTCCGTATCGGACTTGATTATAACTGAGGTCGCTAGTCTTTATTCGTTTAACATACCTGAGTTAATCCACTTAAAGAATACAGACGGTCAAGCCCGTAAGATGATCATTCAACACGGCTGGGACATGCGTAAACGTCATGGCGATGACTACTGGATTAAACAGATTACTGACACGTCTGGCAACGTTGTGATGCCGTCCTTACGTTTACTGGATGAAGTATTACATATAAAAGAACACGAACCATTTAACGTCATGGTCCGTGTCGAATGTAATGAAGATGTTGCGAAACAACGTGGTGTTTTAAGTAATACAACCGACCCAACAGAGCTTGAATTGGATGACTACGATGAGTGGGATTTTGTGATTCACAACAATTCTGATTTAGTTAGTTTAGAAGAGCAGGTACAGGCGGTGGTAGACTACGTGAAAGCATTGTCTTATGGCTTACGGGTTGGTGTTTAGAGTTAAGCGTGTTTAAACGTCTCCTAGCACCTCCTTCTCAATCTCACGAACAAAACCTAATAGCTCATTACGCTCCAACTCCAGTGTCTTCATGGCATCAGCATCAATAAACTCACCCCATGAACAAGTGCCTATGAAATACTTTTTAGCCAACTCCAAAATACGCTTTTCGGAGACGGGTTTGACTTCCCTACAATCCCATTTCTCTTCTGGCTTGCCATAGTAATCATACAAAGCAGCGCCACATTCACAGACAATGCCGTCCGTATAATCATTGAATCCTGACGTCTTACTATCTTTTCTTAGGTTAGTTCCACCACAGAATGGGCAAGGTTTTAGGGTGGTTGGTTTATTAATCATCTTGATCTCCTAAATTCCATACCTTATGTAATCATCCAACACTTTTGTGGCTGCCCTTTTAAAAGCGTCGTCAAGTGGCTCGACAATTAAGTGGCCATCAGACCTTTTGGCGCACATATAGCGGCGAGAGAAAAGATTCCCTATCTCGTATATTATGTATCCCTTTTTGTGTAGGTACTCTCTACGCTCCTTTATACTTTTTCCCAAAAAGTCTACGCGTGCTTCAGGCCAAAGTAATTTAGTCAACCACCACCGTATCTTATTAATCATTAGAATAAATCCTATGCTCCTCTGATTCATACGCTTTTCTGCAGATATTCCACATAACAAAACTCTCCATAACCTTTTCTAAATGGTAGTAGTCGTTGGGTTTATCTGGGTGAAACCACAAATCACCGTGGCCGCATATCCATATCTGTTTCCATCCATAAGCTTCTGCAAACTTTTCCTGCGTATCTTTTCTATCTTTCAGTACCCGATTAAAAAAGACTTGGTAGTACTTTTTAAACATCACTCCACCTCCTTCAATAACTCATCCGCCTTGGCGAGTGCTTCTTCACTTATTCCCTTCTCAGCTAACTGACAGGCTACACTGAACCCCTTCTGAAACTCAGTCATATCATCCCAGACAGGAAAGTTTTGATGCTTTAATAAGTACCGAATACTCTGTTTGTTTTTATCTAGTGTCTCCCGCAACACCTCCACCGCACTAAGCAATCGTGAGCGCTCTTGTTTGAAGTTATCAATTTCATTTAACAACTCTGTTTCTCGTGGTGGGAATATAGGAGGGACTCCGTTTTTGTATTTCGCAACCCGCTCAAGTTCTGCTTTGAGCTGGGTGTTTTCATGCTTAAGTTTATCTTCTAAAGCAAAACGGCTTTTACTAATATCGAAGTGTTTACTCATCACTCTTCCCCCTCAGTAAGAATTCCTAAATTATCGGTGTTATTGGGTGTAATCTGACCGGACGGTAAGTTGTAGAAGCTTATTAATTTCCCGTTAATTTGCTCTACTCCTCTACTTAAATCACACCAGCCATATGGCTCTACCCACTTAGTCTCTTGATTAAAACTCTCAGGGCCATCTTTAAATTGACCGTAAATTACACTCCCATCCCTAGGCGCTTCTTCAATAGGCCGTGGTGGTTCGACGAGCCACCCAGCTTCACGGCGTGCTTCGTCGTTGGCTTGGATGATATTTAAAGCTATTTCTTTATTCGATAACCAAACTTCACTCCGCTCAATACATTTATCTATCTGCGCATCG